CATCGGAAAACAAGTGTAGTTCAAAGGACTTTTTTTCGGAGAAAACAGTAAGACTACGGTGGGTAAGATAGTATGGACAGTCCAAAAACTGGTCAAAAGAGATGATAAGTTGTGGGCTCAGTTCGATATCTTCGGTAAATGGCACCTCGTACTCTTTCAAATCCAATTCTTTTACCAAAAATTCATAGCCTTTGTCAGTTAGACGTAGGCCACCTTTGTCTTTGGTACGAGTGTTTTGCCACCAGATTTTGTGATGAAGTTTTACGTTGACTTCATCGCAGGATTTTTCTAGAGTGTTTAGGAATATTTTAGTGTATGTTAGACTATTCATCTTTAAGAGTTTGACCAGAAGTTAGTACAACTACGGTAAAGTCTTGGCAATGAAATTCTAAGTTAAGTTTTTTTGCTAAGTTAATAGCATGTCCTGGGTTGCTAAATGCTGTTTTTTTATATTTAGGACCAGGATAACTGACTACGCTGCTAAAACTTTTCAAGTTAAAAGGACTATTTTTATAAAATACGGCCCAAATAGCCTCTGCTTCCAAAATTTGATCTGTTCTGAAATTCTTTTTATTAGTATGTTCTAGTAAAATTTTTGGTTTTGGGCGACTCATTGTATGATCCTGGATAAGTGTATTTATCCAAAATCACTGTGAAAAGCCCCCTCCATCCATTTTCAATTCAACTATGTCATTGTTATTATTGGATTTTAATTCCGCTAGTAGTTTGTCATAGTCCTGTAACAACTTGGAATTGACTTCACCAATAGTAAAGGCCAAAGTTTTTGCTGTATGTATATCTAGTTTGATTTCTCTTTGTTGGCTCATTGTAGCAATTTTTACTTGCTCAATGAATTGTTGTAAAGGAAATGTATTAATAGGTTTATTTTGCATTGGCTAATGCCCCTCTTGATTCTTCTTCTGTTTTAAAAGGACCTTCGTAAGGATACCTTTCAATGGTAATTAGTTTAGGGCAAAAACTTCGGACCCAATTTTTAGGAAACTTAATAATATAGTGACCAGCACAGAATAAACTTTTGCTTTGGTTGCTTTTGGTAAACAAGGGAATTTTATTTCGAACATTGTAAATGCTGTTAAATGGTTCCCATTTGGTGGGATATCCATAGCATTCATATGGAACAGCTCTTGATACGGTAGTATCAATGCCCTTAATGAAAAATTCTCTGCCAAATTCTTTAGTTATGTCTGATTTTTTAGGAAAGACATATTCACCATTTTTTGAACTCAACATATATTGATTGTTTTCTTTTTTATGTAAAGTTCCTACTTTAACACCATCTTGTTCTACAATCCACAACACACCATCAACAATGGGTTTGGCTTGAATACTGTTCATTTTTACTCCGTAGGATAGTTAGCTTGAAAAGCATCAGCATATTGCTGAATATTTTCAGTGATTCTTTTTAAATCATATAGATTACAAAACTTCATAAGCCTAATACCAACTTGGCTGATGTTTTTGGGTTGGCTATTAGTTGTAATAGTTTCGTTGATAATTTGTTTAATATCATCTGGTTGATGTTTTAAGTCAATAAGTCTACGATTACGTTCATAATCATCTAATACACGATGTTCTTCGCCGTTGTGATCTACCCAACGCTGTAGCATTAGGTTATTCCAAGCAAATCCACGACGACTACGATCTTCAAATGCTTCTAACAGTTTATTTTTACGTACCTTAGGATAGGCGCTAAACACATTGTCAGTGGGATCTCCACGTATGCATTTTTCAAATAATACCCATTCTGGATCAATTAGATCTTTTTCTACATTGGTCTTTTTATCAATTACACGTTTACCTTTTTTATCAAAAATGCCTTCGTGTGTATAGGTAGTTTCGCTAATGCCGTTATATTGACGTACATTAGGGGCAATTAATTGAATAAAATCACTATCTGTGCTAATAATAACGTGATCATCGTTGGGGTGACTTTGAATAAAGCCGGCAATAAGATCGTCTGCTTCTAGTTGTGAGTTTTGTAGCACAGTGGCATTGGTCTTTTCTGTTATGAAATCCTTAAAAGTATCAAAGGCTTCCCAGAAAATACGATCCTCTTCTTGTTCTTTTACAGTGGCAGCAGCCCTAGATTCAGCTCTATTGCGTTTATAAGGTGCATAATAGTCCTTACGCCAGCTACGACCTTCTAAACAGAACACTAAATGACTGCCATTAAAGTCAGTCCAAGCCTTTTTAATGCTGTTTAGGGTAATGTGGAAGGCCATGCCCAGTTTTATGTCTGCACTGCCATTAATTGCGTGTCTAGAACGAAAAAAAGTATTCGCAGTATCAACTAAAATGTATGTCATTTGACTTCGGAACGTCCGCCACCAAGTTTGTTTATGTTAATGTATCCACTACCACGGCCAACGTCCTGACCTTCTTCAGCTAGCACGTTGCGAGCAAGATCACGAAACCAGCGATCCACAATTTCTTCTTGTGGATCAGCGTCGTATCCGTATCCTGCTTGCTTCAATTGTACAATGAATTCATTGTTCCAGTCAAGCTCAAAGAAGCCATTACGAACGTTTTCCTTATTGATATGTGTTTCTAGTACACCAACCCAAGGTTCGCCGCGTTGTGTGGCACGTTCTTTTGGAGTCATCTTAGCAATAGCTTCCTCTTCCAAAGCTCGTTTAGCAGCTTCTTCGGCTCTTTGAACTTCAGCTTCCTTAGCTTCTTTTAGTCTTTGAATTTCTGCAATGGCTTCTTCCATTCGAGTAATACCAAAGATTTTTTTTAAGAATTTTTTCATTTTGGTGTTCCAGGGTATGGAGTTGGCCTAATCCAAGGTATTTGTCCTTTAGTTAAAACAATCATGCTATTATAATAATGGATGGAAGCTAGATCACTGAACTTAAACACATTATAGTCTGGTGGATTCTCTTGCCAATGATTGACATTTACCAAATCAGTAATACGTTTGGTAAACTCCATAATGGTATTAGATTGATATAAGCCATTGCCCCAGTCTCTGTAATAGCTGGTATGAGTGTCTTCAATCATGTAAACACCACCTATGGATATTTTTGGCCAAACAGATAACAAGGTATTAATTTGTTGATTCATTGTATGACCACCGTCATCTAAAAATGCATCAATAGGACCTACATGCGGTAAAAACCCTGCCCAAAATGCAGGATCCTCTTGATTACCAATAAAGATTTCAACATTAGGTGCTTTACGTTCCAATACAGCAGGATCGATATCAATGCCAATAATCCTAGCAGTAGTGCCAAAGTATTTGCGCCACATTTCCAAACTACCGCCACCTTGTACACCTACTTCAATAAAAGTAAGATCACAACCTCTGTATCTAGAAAAAAACTGCTCATATACTGAAAAGTATGGCAAGTATTTGTCACAATGAAGTGTTAGTTCAGTCTGATAAATGTCAAATAAATTTTTCATTAACTTTCTCTGTTTTTAATTTTAGGTATATTAGGCTAGTGGATTTGGATATGGTTTTGGTCTGATCCATTCTGGCTGACCTTTAGTAAACACAATCATACTGTTGTAAAAACAAACTGAGCCAACATCTTGAAATTTGCCTAATACTCCTAGGTCTTCTGGATATTCATGCCAGTGGACAAAATTTACCATGTCAAGAATTTGTTTGGCAAACTCAATCATAGTCCATTCTTTCTTAACGCCATTACCCCAATCTAGCCAATAGCTGGTGTGAGTGTCTTCACAGATATAAACTCCGCCATTGACAATCTTAGGCCATACTGCTAATAAGGTATTAATTTGTTGTTTCATTTGATGACCGCCGTCATCAATGAAAGCATGAATAGGCCCGATCTTAGGCAGTAGCATGTTCCAAAAAGCAGGATCTTCTTGATTACCAATGGCAATTTCTGTGCCAGGAGTTTGTCTTTCGTATACAGTTGGATCAATGTCAACGCCAATAATTTTAGCTTTGTCACCAAAGTATTTTTTCCACATTTCCAAACTGCCGCCACCTTGGATACCAACTTCCACAAAGTTGATGTGACGATCACGATATTTTTCAAAATATTGTTCGTATACTGGCAAATATGATTCATATTTGTCACAGTGGAAAGTTAAGTCATTTTGAAAAATTTCAGTTAGTGTTTTCATTAGGTTCCCCATTCATTTTTAAATAATGGCACTTGAAGTCGGTCACTGTACCGCCATCCTTCTCGCATTGCCATTTCTGCCACACGCCTATTATTAAGACTGTACACCCGCTCAACGCCACCGACAGGCATAATATACACAGGGCCTTTAA